GTTCTTCCGAGGCACGTAGTAGAACAATTCCTTGTATCGGCGGTAGCCGGTAACGGGGTCAATCCATCCACACAGATTCGCCGACGCCGACACGTACGCCGAAGAGGTAGGCGATAACCTGCTGGTGACCTGGGTAAGCGGCGACAGCACGAGCGAGCGCCTGAACCCGTTGCTCAAGCATCGCCTCGAAACGATCAAGGTGATGATGAAGATCTGCAACGACATGGGCATGACGCCGACGGCGCGCATTGGTTTGCCACAGCCCGAGACCCCCGACAAGAAAAAGGACGGCAAGGTCATCGATAGTGCGAACAGGTTTCCGAAGGGTTGAGCGACCTGTTGGAGATCATCCGGCAAGTGCCTGGTGGGTATGATCCCCACCGGGACGCCGGAGACGAGTATGTGTTTTGCGAGGCGCGGGCCCTGGACGCGCTGGGATTTGTGGTGGACTACATCGTCCATATCGAAGGTGAAGGGCTGGAGGGAACGCCTTACCTCCTGGAGCCTCACGAAGTTTGCATCATTGCGAATCTGTTTGGATGGATTGACCCCGTTACCGGCTACCGCCGATACAAGGGACTGTTCTACTACGTGCCTCGGAAGAACTCAAAGACGACGCTCGCCGCGGCCATTGCTGCGATAGTGCTCTTCACAGACATGGCCTGGCGCATGCAGATGTACTCCTGCGGTGCCGACCTCGACCAAGCGGCGGTGGGTTACGACATTCTCTGTGCCCAGATTGAGGCGAGCCCGGCGCTGTCCGAGCGCGTTCGTGTCTTCGGCAACCGGCAAGGCATCGTGCTCCTGGCGGACGGCAGCAAGTTCCGGCCCCTCTCTTCGAAGGCCAAGAGCAAGCACGGCAAGAATACCCACTTCGTTTTGTACGACGAGATCCACGCGTACCCCAACGGCGAACTGATCGAAGCGATCAGCACGTCCATGGCGACCCGTCGGCAGGGCCTTGAGGTGTACACCACGACGGCAGATCACGAAGGGGAATCGATCTGTAACGAGAAGTACGAAGAGGCGTGCATGGTTCGGGACGGCATCAACCCCGATCCCTGCTTGCTGCCCTTCATCTACGAAGTGCCGCCCGAGGTCATCAAGAACGATCCCGACTACTGGACCAAGGAAGAATGGTGGCGGCACTGCAATCCGCTGTACGGCAAGAGCGTGCAGAAGTCCTACTTCCTGCGACTGGTGGCGAAAGCCAAGCGCAATCCGCACTTGAAAAACTCCTTTCTCCGGCTGCATTTGAACGTCCGGACCAGCTCAACCGAGCGCATGATCGACGCTGAGAAGTGGGCGCTCAACGATGGGGCCTACCACCGCGACGAATTCAAGGGCCAGATTGCCGTGGGTTGCGCCATCGACCTGGGCATGACCTCGGACATGTGCTCCCTCTGCCTGCTCTACGGCAACTCCGCCGAGGGATTCCGGGCTATCTGGTGGCACTGGATCCCGCGAAAGGCGGCGCTCGACTATCAGGAAACCAAGCAGATCCCCTACGAATTGTGGGAGCAAGGCGGCTGGGTAAAGATCACCGAGGGCGACGAGATTGACTACGACCTGATCCGCGACGACCTGATCGCCATCAATCAGGAGTGGCCCATCGGGGAGTTGGCCGTTGACCGGCTGTTCCAGGGCGCGCAGTTGTGCCAGCAGCTTGCGAAACTCAAGTGGAAGATCGTCGAGTTCGGCCAGGGCTACTACAGCATGGCCGCCCCCACGGCATCCTTCCTGGGCTTCATAAACCGGGGAAAGTGGGGCCACGGCAACAGCCCGATCATGAAGTGGCAGGCACAGAACGCGGTGGCCGAGCGCAACGTGAACGAAGACATAAAGCCCAGCAAGAAGAAAAGCGCGAGCAAGATAGACGGCATCGTGACCGGCGTCATGGCCACGGGGATGGCGGTACGTGAGGTTGTCGAGGAGGGGCACGCCTATCAGAACCGGGGCATGCTCAAACTGGAAGCGCCGAACGCAAGGCGAGGTGTGCCGAAGGTCCGGGACAATGACGACCTGCAAGTGTTCCGGATCACGCGCAAGGAACTGAATGAAATCGAAGCCGCCGACCACTGGGATAGCGCGTTGCGTGCCGTCTTCCGGCGGTATGGATTTGACGTAGAAGACCATCGACCAAACCCCTGTGACGCTTTGGAGTTCACGGCCTGGCCGCTGGTCGAAGGATGAGGAAAGGATCAATGATGACCCTACGCGAGATACTTCCCAGGGATTTGACGGCATGGTGCTTCGCTTGCAACGGCCTCACCCGGACCAGGACAGAGACTCAGAGGCGAGCCGTAGGCTACTTCCGCGTAATCGACGGGGCTAGAGAAGAGCACAAGCTTGTCGAAAAGGATTGCACCATCAGTTACTGCATGGCCTGCGGGAGCGAAGTGGATACGAAGGCGGTGCCGGTTCAATTGATTGACCGGCTTCGACTGGCCGCCGCGATGGTACACGGGGAAGGTAAGCCATGAATTACAAGCCGCCAGTACTTGATGCGGAATTCGTTCGTTACCCGCGAACGCTTGGGGGCAAGTCCGCCCCTCCGCCGGTCGCTGCGGAGGCCACTGCGGATGACTTTATCCGTGGAGACTGGCGGGAGAAGATGGTGAACGATGCGATCTTGAAGAGCTTCTACGAGAAAGAGGCCCATGCGTTCAGGTTCGGAAACAGGAAGTGAGACCACAATGAACTGTCCGAAATGCGAGAGCCCGCGCACCATGGTGGACGGTACGCGCCACATTCAGCCCGACGACGGGCCCCAGCAGACCATCCGCTTGCGCCGTTGCCTGCGGTGCCGGTTCCGCTTTCGGACGGTAGAGGAATGGATCCCCGGCCAGATGCCATGGAGAGAAGGGCGGCGGGGCGGTGAAAAATAGTTGGCCCAGATATGGGCCAATCGAAAAAACCGTGATAGCTTTTACCCCATGGCATGAGGCCATGGGGTTTTTCGTTTGTTTGGACTGTCCAACATATTCAGCGCGGGCCGCAAGGCGCGGGAGATTACCACCTCCCGCGACCTGCTCAAGCGCATGAATCAGGCGAACAGTTTCGCCGGGGTGTCGGTGACGCCCCTGCGCGCCATGCAACAGGCGACCGTGTTCTCATGCGTGAAGGTCAGGGCCGAGACGTTTGCCCAGTGCAGCCCCGTGATCTACGAGCGCCTTCCCGATGGTGGAAAGCGCCGGGCCGACAATCATTGGATGGCAAAACTACTCCGCGAGCGACCCGGCGAAGGCTATACCCCTTTCGAGTTCGCCGAGAAAGTGTCCATGGATCTGGACCTGCGTGGCGACCACTTCAGCTACATGATCTGGGCAGGCGATGAAGTCAAAGAGTTCATCCCCCTCATGCCCGACCAAGTGGAGCGCAAGCGCAACCCAGACACGCGAAAGATGGAGTATCGCGTCCAGGGCTTTGAGGTAAAGGGCAAAGACGTTTTCGGAAGCAAAGAAATCCTGCACGTCCGTGACCTGAGCATTGACGGCGTGAGCGGACTTTCGAAGATCTCCCAATGCCGTCACAGCATCGGCCTGACCATGGCCTGTGAACGCCACGGTGCGACTGTCTTCAAGAACGGCGCGGCCCCCAGCGGCATCATGGAGTTTCCCAGCGAGCTCACGGACCCACAGCACAAGCGCCTGCAAAAGGACTTGGACGAAAACTGGAACGGCCTGAAAGCCAACCGGACGATGATCCTCGAAAGCGGCGGCAAGTTTTCCGTGGTGTCCGTCGCCAATAAAGACGCCCAGTATCTGGAGACGCGGCAGTTTCAGCGGTCTGAGATCTGCGGTATCTTCCGCGTCCCGCCACACATGATCGGCGATCAGAGCCGGAGCACCTTCAACAACATCGAGCATCTGTCCCTGGACTTCATCAAGTTCGGCACGGTGCCCGAGTTGAGGCGCTTCGAAAGTGCGGTGAATTGCGGGATCCTCTACGGCACCCCGTTCTATCTGGAGTTTCTCGTTGACTCCCTGGTGCGCGGTGACCTCAAGAGCCGCATGGAAGCCTACTCCATTTCGATCAGCAACGGGATCATGAAGCCCAACGAAGCGCGCGCCAAAGAGAACATGGAGCCCGACGAGTACGGCGACGATCTCATGATGATGGCGAACGTTGTACCCCTGCGCCTCGCGGGCCAGGTGGCAGCGCCCCCAGCCATAGAAGAGGCGGTTGTGGTGGAAGACGAAGCCCCGCCCGAAGAGCCCACCGACGAGGATGTGCCCGATGCCGTTTAAGTATTTCAACTTCAAGGTGGACGCCGAGAGCGTGACCGAGGCCGGTGAATTCTCCGGGTACGCGAGCACCTTCGGCAACAAGGACCAGGGCGGCGACATCGTCATGCCGGGAGCCTTCGACGCCTGGCTGTCTGTCTGGAATGAGTCCGGCGATCCCCTGCCCCTCCTGTGGCAACACGATGGCCGCGATCCTCGTGGCGTGCTTCACACCATGACGCCGGACGCCAAAGGCCTGTTCACCAAGGGCCAGTGCAACATGAACACCGAGGCGGGCCGAGACGCGCGGGAGTACCTGCTGCAAAAGGCCGTGACCGGTTTCAGCATCGGCTACGACATCTACCCCGGCGGGCTCACCTACGACCCAAAGCAGGATGCCTACCTGTTGACGAACATCGAACTTTGGGAGGTTTCCCTCGCCACGTTCCCCATGAACCGGAGCGCGCGCGTGGAGACCGTGAAGAGTGTATTAACGCGGGGCGGCGAACCGACCTTGCGAGATATTGAACGGGCCTTGCGCGAAATAGGCTACAGCGGGAAGCAGGCGAAAGTAATCGCCAAGACGGCCAGCGAGATGCTGGGTGTCCCCGACGATGCCCACCGGGACGGTGACCTCGACGAGTCCGAAGCAACCGCAATCAAAGAGCGGCTCGACGCCCTCATGTACACGAAAGGATCCCCGAATGTCTAAAGACATCCTGGAAAAGATCGACGAACTGGGCACCACGTGGAACCAGTTCAAAAAGGAAATCGAGACCCGCCAGGCGGAACTCGAAAAGAAGGGCCATGCCGACCCTGTCTTGATCGAGAAGATCGAGAAGATGAGCGTTGCCATGGCCGACATGGACGCACAGAAGACCGAGCTTGAAACCCAGCAAAAGCTGGTGGAAAAGCTCAAGGCCCGCACCGACGAAATGGAGCAGCGCCTCAACACCCCGACCAGCACGGGCGGCAAGAGCGACGGCCACAAGACCGTCACGCCCGACGAGGTACGGAAGAAGCAGCTTGAGTACATCCGCACCGGCAAGCGCGGTGCCTGCGAGTATGTCAACGAGCAGCTTGCCGAGCACGCGAAGAGCCTCAACCTGACGGTGAGCGAGGAAGGCGGCGTGTTCTACTCCGTGACCCACGACACCGACATCCAGCCCCTGGTGCAGGAAATCACCCCCATGCGCCAGATCGCCACGGTCGTAAATATCAGCACGTCGGAGTACTCCGGCATGGCCGAGACCGGCGAACTCGAATGCGGTTGGGTTGGTGAGCAGGAAGACCGCGAAGACACGGACGGTCCGACCTTCGCCGAGCTAACGATCCCGGTGCACGAAGTCTACGCGCAGCCGATGGCCACTACGAAGATGCTCGAAGATTCCGAGTACGACATCGAGGGCCAGCTTAACATGCTCTTTGCCCGCGGCTTCGCGAAGAAAGAGAATGTGGGCTTCATCACCGGCAACGGTAAGAAGCAGCCGCGCGGCCTGCTCACCTACCCCACCAGCCTCACGCCCTCCGGCCGTCAGATCCTGCACGTCGTGACCGGTGCTTCCGGTGCCTGGGCTTCCACCGATCCCCACCTCGTGTTGCTTGGCCTGCCCGAGAAGCTCAAGGCCGAATACCGCGCCAACAGCCGGTGGCTCATGAGCCGCGCGCGCCTGGCCGAAGTGATGGCCTTCGTGGACGGCAACAAGCTTCCCATCTGGCAGCCCAGCTTCCAGTTGGGCACGCCCTCCAACCTGGTGGGCTTCCCCGTCCAGCAGTGCGAGGACATGCCCGCGAAGGCGGCCAACTCGCTGTCCGTGGCCTTTGGTGACTTCAAGCGCGGCTACAAGATCATCGCCCGTCGTGGTCTGGTTGTGTTACGCGACCCGCTCACCAAGAAGGGCTGGGTGAAGTTCTACGCGACCGCCCGAGTCGGTGGCGACGTGGCCGATACCGAAGCGTACCTCGCGCTCAAGTTCGCCTAACCCATCGCCTGACTGATTGACCGAAACCAGAATCAGGCCATTGGGCCTGGGAGACATAGCATGAAAGACATGGACTCGACGACCGTCGTCGTAGAGGGTATCAATCCCATCGTCCAGACCTTCGCGGTCGGTGCGCTCAACACGGGCAACATCGACTTGCAGGGATTCGACGGCGCGTTGCTCGTGGTGCACGTCGGCGCCAAGCACGCATCCGACACCCTGAACAGCACGAACAAGATCACGATCCTGTTCCAGGACGCCGAAGACGACGGCACCGGTTCGCCCGGTTCCTACGCCAATGTGGACGAAGTGGACATCGTTGGGGCAACACCCGCCAGCGGTGTGGTGCTCACTATCGACGACGCGGCCAAGTGCGCCATGGTGCACCAGTTCGGCTACGTCGGCGACAAGCGCTTCATCAAGGCGACCGCGACCCCCGCCGGTACGATTGCCAACGGAGTGCCCATCGCGATTGAGATCGTGAAGGGCTATCCGAACTACGTGCCCGCCAGCTAACTCTTTCCTTCTGCCTGGCCTGTAGCCATGTGGATTCTCCTGGGAGGGTGGCGGTCCGAAAGGGCCGTCACCCCTCTGGAGACCGTAAGAAATTTCAGGAGACCTACCATGCCCGAGTACGACATCAAGACGACCTTCGACGGCGCGATCTCCGGGTGCTACGTGAAGCACTTCGAGGCCGAGACCACCGTCGAAATCAACGACCCCGACCTGGAGGCCGTCGCCCTGAAAGAGGGTTGGATCGAACCCCATGTCGCGATCGAGGAAGTGGACGAAAGCCAGTTCCCCGAGGACTACATGCTCTTCACGGCGCTTCATGAAATCCAGATCCCCGTCCCGGACGGAGAACCCGCGAACGAAATCATCGCGGTTGGTGAGGAATTCGGCATGTCCGCAGCCGAGGCCCAGGAATGGATCGAAGCGGGCCTGATCGCTCCGGTCGAAACCGAGGACGGATCCGATCCCACGATTCCCCAGGAGGCTGCTGTGCCCGACCAGAAAGCCGACCCCGAGAAGGCCGCGCCCAGTGCTCCCAAGAACAAGGCAGCGAAGGCCGCGCCCAAGGCTAAGGACACCGCCACCGAATGAGTCTGGTGCAGACTATAGGGCCGGAGAGCGAGCCGGTCAGTCTCGAAGAGGCCAAAGCGCACTGCAACGTCGAAGCCGACTTTGTGGAAGACGACGACCTGATCGGGATCTACATTGCCGCTGCTCGCGAATCCTGCGAGGCGAGGACAGGCCGCCAGCTTGTTCCCGCCACCTATGCCCTGCGCCTGTCCGGCTTTCCCTGTGGCGACACCATCGAACTCCCCAAGCCCCCGCTAGTGTCGGTATCCGGCATCACCTACGTGGATGGCGATGGCGAACTGCAGACCCTCAGCACGGACGTGTACGAGCATGACCCCTACACGACACCGGGGCGCGTGGTCCTCAAGTACGGCGAGAGTTGGCCGGTGACACGCTCCCAGCGCAACGCCGTCACCATTACCTTTGTGGCCGGTTACGAACCTGGCGACGGCGACGTGAGCACGGTGCCCAAGCTGCTCAAGCAAGGGATGCTCATGCGGGTAGCGCACTGGAACGAGAACCGCGAAGAGACCATCAGCGGAGCGATTATCGCGAGCGTGCCCTCGGGCGTGGATTACTGCGACCGGCTCTATCGATTTTCCGGCGCGCTGAATATTGACGAACTTGGCCTGAACGATTAAGGACACAGCCATGCGAAACAAGAACAAGTCGGACCGGTTGATCCGGATTCCGGCGGCCATCAGCAAAGAAGACCTGGAGCAGGTCGGGCCCCTGTACGGCGCGACCAACGCCGGACAGTTTGCCGGTAACCCTCCGGGCACGCTGCGGCTCCAGACCTTCGCCGGAAAGTACAGCCCGAGCGCGGGCAAGTTCATCGGCGAATACCGATTCACCGCGACCGATTCACCGGGCGGCGAAGTCTACTGGACTCTCCCGGGAGTTCCCGAGGAAGCCCCCGCCAAGCGCGGCCGCAAGGCCGTCGAACTCCCCCAGGCGTTTGCCGCCGAGGAACCCCAAGAGGTGACCCATGTCTGATATGCAATTCACGACTTCGGTCAACGTGGGCGGCCAGAGCCGGACCTACCGCAAGACCGCCACGGCGACCGACCCGGTCAACATCAACGCGGGCCCCATCACGGTGCCGAACGGCGCGAGCAATCAGTTGATTTCGCTTTCCGGCGTGGACATCAGCCAACTCAAAGGCGTCTTCATCGGCTCGGATCAGGATGTGCTCGTTGAGTTCAACAGCAACGCGGGGTCGGGTGGCTCGCTCAACCTCGAATCGAACGTGCCCTACATGTGGCAGGTGGGCGACGTAAACGCGCTGCTCATCACGGCAGACGTGACGGCGGTCTACGTGACCAACGCCAGCGGGGCCGAGGCCGAACTGTTCTTCTACTTCCTGCACGACGCCACGCCGTAATGCGATCTGGACGCCTGACAAAGCGGATCACCATCGAGAACCGCGACACCACCACAACCGCTTCGGGCACTCCGAACGGCGGGTGGGCGTTATTTCTCAGCGTCCGCGCAGGCATCAAGGAAGTGGACAGCAGCGAGCAATACGAAGGCGATCAGAACGTGGCGAAGATAACCCATGAAGTGACAATCCGGCACAAGACTGGCATCACGCGCGCCATGCGTGTGGTGTGGGGCACCCGTATTCTCAAGATTCATGGATTCGTCAACGATGAGAAGAACCGCGAGATCGTCATGAAGTGCGAGGAGCGCGTCCAATGAGGCTCCGGATCACAGGCGACGATGAACTGGTAGGCCGCTTGCAGGCCCTGGACAAGGCGGGGACGCGCATCACGAAGCGGGCCCTTGCCATTGCCGTGCAGCCGATTATCACCGACGCCAAGAACCGGGTTCGCCCTACATCGCCCACCATCGCGGACGCCATCGACTTCGAACAGAAGCTCAAGAACAAAGGGCAATACCACTACATCCGGATCGGCGCGACGACCGACCAGAGCAATACCACGGTGAAGGCGCGAATCAACCCCATCACCGGACGGGTCAAGGCCAAGTGGCACAACCCGAGCAAGACCGCGCACCTCGTGGAGCTCGGCACGACGCCGCACAACATCCGCCTGTATGGCAAGGTGCAGATCAAACATCCCGGCGCGAAGCCACGGCCCCACCTGGTTCCGGCCATCGAGGACAACTCGGCATTGGTCGAGGCGGTGTTTGCCCGCGAGGCATGGGCGGGTATCGAGCGCGAAATGAATAAGCGCGCCAAGCGGGCCAAGCGCATCCAGAAGAAGGCCGACAAGTTGCTGGTCCAGGGGGGTGACGAATGAGCACCCTCCGGCCCGAGACCGCCCTGCGCGCCATCCTCCTGGACAACGCCGACATCGTGAACACCATCGGCGACCGGTTGACCCGGAGCGTTGCGCTGCAAACCAGCCCGCACCCCTTCGGTATTTTCGCCCGGACGAAGACCGATCCCCACTACACGATGGACAGTAGTTCCGACCTGCGCGAAGTCGATGTGATGTTTGCCTGGTATGACACCGACTTCGACGCCCTCGACGCCCTGATCCAGAAGGCAGAGAACGTGCTATCCGGCTTCTCCGGCGAGGTGGCCGTTGAAGACAAGTCCGTCCACATCGACACCGTCTATCTGACCGACGAACGCGACGGCGACGTGCTGGCGGCGGACGGGTCCGGCGAACCGCTTTGGTGTATCGAACAGATTTTTAGAGTGGCCTACAACCTGAATATGGAGACCTAAGACAATGACTATCACTGCACGCACCGGCACGGGAACAACCCTCACCTTCCTGGGCGGATTCACGGCGAAGTTCATCGACAACGTTGAGCCCTTTTCCGAAGAGGTTGGCGACATCGAAGCCAACACGATGGACACCGGCGACTTCGCCCAGTCGATCCCCGAGGACTTCATTGGTCTCGGCGAACTGACCGGCACCATCGAGTACGACCCCGAAGAGACCCCGCCCGCCCTGCGCGAGGTTGACACCGTCACGATCAACCCCAAGGGGCTCGGCGCTGGCAGCCTCATTCGCGGCACCGGCTATTTCAAGAAGTTCACCCCCAGCCTTCCGATGAACGGCAAGATGACCGCCGATATCGCATGGAAGTGGAACGGTGACGAGTTCGAAGTCAACGCAAGCTAAGGGCCAAACCAATCATGCTGAACAAGACCGACATTCTGAGCATCGGCGCTGGCCGCAAGACCAGGAAGATCGCGGTGAAACCCTGGGGCGGCGACGTGCTACTTCGCGGCGTAAGCGCTGGTGAGCTCGACCATATCGAGGCCATCGAGGCGGCGTTCGAGAAGGACCCGCTGACCGTGACCTCGCACCTGCGCGCGCGCGCCTGCTCCTACTTCCTCGCGAACGAAGACGGGACGCGGATGTTCAACGACGACGAGATCGAGAAGCTGAACAACCTGGCCGCCGCGGGCCTGACCATCGTGTACCGCGAGGGCATCAAGTTCAACCGGCGCGCGACGGCGGAAGAGTTGGAAAAAAACTCCGAGCCGACCCCGAAAGAGAACTCTGGCACGAGCTAGCCCTGATCCTCGGCGGTCGGACCGTAGAAGAGTGGAAGGCGGTGATGAGTGCGGATGAATGGGCCAACTGGAAAGCGGTTGATTCCATCAGCCCCATAGGCCGAATTCGCGCAGACCTGCAAGCGGCCATCATCGCGCAGACCACGGCGAATTGCCACATCGGCAAGAACCAGCGCGCGTTCAGCCGGACGGATTTCATGCCGTTCTACGAGCAGCCAAAGCAGACAGACGACGAGATCGGAACGATGCTCCTTCAGTGGGGGCAGCGCACAAAGGCCGCGCTAGACGCGAAGAACAAGAAGAAACGGAAACGCAATGGCTAAAGTCGGACGCATGAACGTGGTGGTCACCGCCGGTACCTCCGGCCTGACTCGCGGCCTTCGTGCATCCGAGACGGCTATCGATCGGTTCGTCGGCAGGGCGGGCAAAGCGTCGTCTATCATCGGCGGCCAGATGCGCAAGGGCATCAACTCGGGCGGTTCGGCGCTGGTGGCCTTCGGCGCGGCTGCAACCGCTGGCGTTGTGGCGACAGGCATCGCGATCAAGGCGGGCGCGGATCGAATTGACGACCTGGCGGACAGCAGCAAGCGGCTCCTGGGAAACAACGGCGCGACCGGCGCACTGGCGGGGCTGCGCTATGCCGCCGAAGAGGCGGGTGTCGAAGCGGGCGTGCTCGACAAGGGCATGGGAAAGCTGCTCGACACCATCAGTAAGGCGAAGCGCGGCGACAAGGGATCCATCGAAGCCTTCCGACAGATCGGGCTCGATGCTGACAACCTCGCCCGCTTGCGACCCGAGCAGCGCATGATCGCGGTAGCCGATGCCCTCGGCCAGGTGAAAGACGCGGGCGACAAGATCAGCCTGTCGAAAGGCATCTTCGGGAAGGCGGGTGAAAGCCTTGTGCCGCTGTTCAACGAAGGCGGCGAGGCCATCCAGGGAGCCATCCGCGACATGGACATGTTCGGCCATTCGATCACTGCGCTGGATGCAGAGAAGGTCGGCACCATGAACGATCAACTGGGCCGCATGCAACTCGCCTGGGAAGGCGCGACCATGCAGCTTGCCACGCACTTCGCGCCGCTGGTGTCGGATGTGAGTGCCCGCCTACTGGGCATGATCGAGGAAGCGGGTGGCGTCGGCTCCGCTGTAGACAAGGCCTTCGGTGCTGCAGTGGAATACACCGGCGATGCACTCGACGCGATCGAAGGGCTGAAAATCGGCTGGCTCAAATTCAAGCAGACCGTGACAGGCGTCGGTCTTATTCTCACCGACATTGGAAACTTCGCCGCGAACATGAATCCAGCGAAACACATTGCCGAATGGTTTACGGGCGACGAAACCGAGAAGCGCCTGGCAGGCATCGCGCCCGACAAGCGCGCAGAATTTGAGCGCCTCCTAAAGGAGTCTGGCGGCTTCCAGAGCGAGAAGGTGGACATGCGCGCGGGGCTACTCGCCGAGAACGAAGATATCCAGCAGCAGATTAAGGACGCCGAAGGATCGCGCCGCGAAAAGGGCAGCCTTGGATCGCGCTTCAAAGCCTGGGAGAAATCCGCGCAGGCCAAAGGGGCGACCAACGCCGCGGCGAAACTGGCCGACGCATCCGTCACGCGCCTCGACGCCGAAGAGGCCATCACCGAGGAAGCCGAGAAGCAGACCAAAGAAAAGAAGGACCAGTTGCGTCTGGAGCAGGGCGGGCAGGGCAAGTTCGCACTGATGGCCTTCAACGGCGTGGGCAGTGTAGCGAAGCCCGGCGCGAAGAAGGACGAAGGCAAAGCCGTGTCGAAGAAAGAGCCTGGCGTTGTCGCGGCTGCGCTGGCCGAGACTGGCCCGGTGGCACTGGCAGCATCGTCCGAGGGAGAGACTGCGCCAGCGTCGGTGCCCCCTCCCATGCTTGCGCGCGCACAGGCACAGGCCGCGCCGTCTGGCGTTGCGGCATTCGGGAGCAAGGAGTATTGGGACGCTCAGCTTTTTGGTGGCGGGCAGCAGTCGAACGGCTACGACAGCAAGCGACCCATGGGCGAGCCGGATTGGAAGGCGAAGCAACTCACCGACGACAGGCCGCGCGGCTACGAATCCAAGCGTATCGTTCCTGAAATGCTCGCGCGCGAAGCTGGATACTCCGACAAGATCCCCACAGGCGAACCGGCGTACAAAGCGAAGATGGGCGAGTCCATGCAGCAGGCCGTTGCTGGTAATCCCTTGGCAAAGGCGAGCCCGGCGACCGACATGAAGAAGGTTGAAGCGCTACTGGAGCAGCTCGTGAAGAACACTAAAGAGCCACGCGCCGCGAGGTTGACGTAATGACCGTGCGCGTGAAGGTTTCCGACCTCGAAGCCACAGAGAACAACGGCGTTGTGGAGTCATTGCGTCGTAGCTACCTCGTTTCGGGTATCAACGCTTCCTCCGGGCCAAACCTCTTGTGGCAGGCGCTCACGGCGAACGGCATCCCCGTGGACGGGCAGCAAGCGACTGGCGACAGCAATTTGGTTTGCACCGGGCGACAGGTGAAGGTGCTCAATAATTCGAAGACTCAATGCGAGGTATTTGTTGAGTATCGGGCGCGCGGTGCGGCGGACCGGTTCATCTTCTCCGGCGGCACGTCGCTGACCAGCACGGTAACCCAGGTGGACGCCTATCGGAATCAGGTTGTCGTGAGCCATACCTGGCCGGACGACGATCCAGACCCCGACTTGCGTGGGTTCTTCGATTCACAACCTATCGACCTGAGCGTGATGCAGCCGCAGTCCACACTGGTGGCCACGGGCATGCTGCGCGTAGCTTACCCCGATCACGTGTCCCGGTTGTGGACCGGATCCATGAACAGCGCGGCATGGGCTAGCGCTGGCCCATATGAATATCTCTGCACCCGTGTGGACTGGAACCCCTTGGACGTGGGATTCGGCAAGCAGCGCAAATGGATGTTTCGTTTCGAGTTCCAACACGACTACACGACGTGGGTACCACAGGTGTTTTTTACAGACCCACGAACGAACAAGCCAGCAAAGAACCTGATCCCCGGCCTCGGCATGAAGCAGATCGATTGGTATGGCCTGCTCGATTTCAATGCTCTTTTCCCGGTGAGGTAGCGGCATGTTGAATCCATCACAGAAAATGCCGACCTTCAATCGCGGGCAAGCCCTTCCGGCGGACGCGCTGAATCATGTGGTTGAAGCAGTGAGGCGGATGATCCAGGAGGGGAAGGGGATTCACATCGAGCGCGCGGGTGACCAGATCGTGATCCACGCGAAAGGCCAGCCTATGGCGGGGGGCGGTGGTGGTGGGGCGCAGTACTTCTACTCCGCTGCGAGCAAGGCGCTACTTGAAGAGTATACCGGCGTTGTTTCCGTCGCAATAGGCCGCGTCACGGGCGGAGCGGACCAAGGCGTGATGTATGTTCGCAATCCAGCAAACGATGGCTGGGACGCCATCAACAGGCTCGAATAATGGGCTGGCCTACTCTAGATTTAGACACGGCAATCATGAGCCATGACACCGCAGGCAAGCGGTGGCTGCACGCGCTGTGCCTTGCGCTTAACGAGCGTCAAGGATGTCTTGGGCTCACAAAGACCCTATTCCTAAAGCCTGATGGGAGCGAGGATAGCGATCTTGATTTGGCCGACTTTACTGGCCTATGGATCGGCGGGCCAGATGATGGCGCTATCACAAACCTGAATCGGTGTATGGCCGGACTGAAGTCAATGATAGTCCAGACACACCCCGCGCCTGTGTCGGGCACCTACGCCACATTCACAACAGTTAGTGGCAGCAGCGGGAGCGGATACGGACTGTCGGGGCTTGAGGCGGCTGTAGGGCTTGGTGCGTTTCCGGACGAATGCGATTCATGGGTAGACCTAAATTTTTGGAAGCAACTCAAAGAGTCATTCGATCTTTTGATACACGCCCGTAGAAAAATCGTACCTATTCGCGGGAGCGTTTCGGAAAGAACGGGGGCTGGGGTAGATCCGTCAGAGGCATGGTTTGAAGCTTATTCCGACACGCCCGCAACGCGTAGCGGTAGCGGTGATGATCATCTTGTATTCCGGGTTTCAATTCCGTCCGCTGGAGTTTATGTTGGGCTATTCCGCGAAGGGCCGACAACTGTCAGTATTAATTGCGTTGGCATGTCGGGCACGTTGGTGGAAAGCTATTTACATGCTGTTATCGGCGTGTTTGGACCGCCTCAGAATTTTCCGACAGGATGGTCGCTGGGAAGCCTGAACATTACGTCTAGCGTGGCGGATACGCTGATCGCAACATCCGACGTTGCGCTTGGGGCTCTTAACAGCCTCGCTTTCGATTGCGATTCAACGCCCACAGCAGCGATCCCAACGAGCTTCGGAAGTTCACAATTGCGTGGATTGGTACGCTGGGCCGATTTGTATTTTGACATAGCCACCATCCTAACGGACCAGGCCTGATGCCTCTCGTAACCACAGCCGAGCAAGTTGCTTCCACCACGGTGCGCTACACGTGGTCCGGCACCGCGCCCTACGACATGTGGTTGAACGGAGAAAAGTTGCTTGCCGGGACGCTCGCGACATCGTTCATTGTGGATTACTCCGACGGCGAGGCCGAGCCGTGGATCGAGGTGCTCGACGCCGACGACACCGAGCCTGCGCAGAGCGAGCAGTACGGCCCGCGCATGCGCCTCCAGTGGCGCGGCCAAGCCGATGCCGAGATGTACGCCTTGCAGCGGTTTAATCCTGACCCGGAAGAGGGCGAAGAGGAATGGGAAGATAAGCAATTCGTCCGCGAGATGGGGCGCGGCTACTACCGGTCCTGGACTACACCCGAGGCCCATGGCAGCGAAACGCTTTGGCGAGTCGTCGCCCAGGACACGCGCGAATACACCTCGCCCGTCATTGAGTACAGCAAACTGACCGTCTGCAATCCGGGCACGCCCGTGGTTTCGGGCGACTACGACGCAGACACCGGAGACCTGACCGTCGATGGCTAACGCGCGCACGAACATTGACTCGCTCGGCTTCTACCTGTCCGACCCTGAAGGTTTGGGCGGGGCCCGTGCCGATCTGGAGTTCTGGCCGCTGGAGCCCGTCATCGATCCGGGTATTCCCTCCATCGTGATCGAGCAGGTGAGCGCCGCATGTGGCGAGGGACAGGCCCGCATCATTGCAGCCGGGGCCAACTCTCTGAAGTTCGCTGCGCCCGGTGAAGAGTACGGCGAGGCTGTCACGGTGGCGGCGAATACCTCCGCGCTCCTGGAAAGCGAGACACCCGGGAAGGCGGTACGCGTCTACCGGGATTCCATCTACAACGCGGCGGACCTCTCCGGCGATCTGGCCTTCCGGCTCGTGGTGGGCATCAACAATTCCATCGGCATGGCCAACGAGACCGTTGCTGGTGGAACGCGCTACGGTTGCGTCTGGCTGCACAACCACAGCGCCCTGCCCGTGACCGGCATCACCGTGACGGGCAATGCCGACTATGACGTCGCCCTGGAAGTCCCCACGGCGGGGCTTGTTCAGATCCCGGCCGACGACGAGACCGCGCCCAGTGGCGTGACCTTCGCGGGCACCGATACAGCCGCCACGCTGGCCGCTGGTGAATCGCTCGTGCTTCGGTGGCTTCGTACCCTGACCGCGCCCGACATGAGTCCGCTGGTGGACACGGACGTTACCGTGGAATGGACATGGGATGGCGACACCTACGAACAGGTGCTGCCGGGGCGCTACCGCGTTTCCGATCCAGCGCTGGCCGTGTATGAGCTTTACCTGGGCGAAGACGCCGAACCCGACTTTGACGCGGCCCCGGCTGAGTCTGGCACGCTGCCCCTGGTGACGGCGCTGGCCCCTGGACATACGTGGCGCTGGGTAGTGCGCGAGGTCAACGAGTTCGGGCTGTCCAGCCAAAACACCCTGAGCCGTCGCGTGGTCGTCGGTGCGGGCGGTGAAGATGAAGCCGAGGCTCTGACCGACCCCGAGGTGATATCCATCACCAGCGCGCCGGGCGGCGAGGTGGACGTGCGGCTACGCTACAACGGCATTGCCGATGCGGTCATGGCCGACACCTTCCGGCTGTACGTGGGTGCGAACATTTCCATCAACGGGGACGATCCAACACCTGACCCTGATACCGACGAACCGAACGATACCGAGATGGTTGTCTTCGGCCTTGCCCGGCCCGACCTTGAAATGGTGGTGCGCCTGGGGCCCTACCCATACGGCACGCCGGTGGCCGTGATCGCGCGCGTGTACTCTTCCGAGCTCGAAGCCGAGAGCACATCCATGGAAGTTCACACGGTGACCGTATCGACACAGGCCCCGGTGGGCATGCACCAGTTCGCCGTGGCGGCGGGCGGCATCCATGGGGCAGGCCGGACGCAGATGGAAGGCACAGTCTACTACGACGCGCCAACCAACTCTGTGGGCATCAAGACCCTGAGCGGCGAGGTTGTTCTCTTCGGGAGCAGCGAGGCATTTCGCGCGGCCTTCGGGAGTGACACGCTATTCCGGACGCGCTTCAGCCTGGCCACCGTGGAGCACTTCGCGGCGGGATCGAACAGCCCCATTGAAGCGATCAGCGCCGACGAAATCTACATCAATGTGGCGGGCATTCGCCTGGCGCGCATTAACTTCGTGGCCGGTGTTATCGAAGCAGCCGCTTTCACCATTGGTGCCGACCGCATTGATCTGCCAGTTATTGGCCCCATCTACGCGACGGGATCGGAAACCAACATCATGGTTCGCAATAGCCTCACGGGCCGCTGGACTCCGGCGTTACGCGTGGACGATACCGGGCGGTTGACTGTTTACCTGCCCTACAGACAGGAGTTATAGATGGAAAACGTATTGGTAGGCGACACCGAAGTGACGGGCACGCTCACTGTCAACGGCGTGGACGTTACGACCGGCGTGACGGGTGGCGAGCATGCGGCGCGCGCATTGCTGGCAGTCGTGGGTGTGAGCCCAACAGACAGCGGCATCATCGGCGGGGAGGCGTGGCTGAAAACAGAAGCGCAATCATCGCCCGATCTAACGGTGAAGGTGAGCCAAGGCGCGGCAATCATCGCGGGCGTGCTGACCTCCTCGGCTGCGGTGGCGAGCCTCACGGGCTTCGCGGCGCCCTCGGCAAATCCGCGCAAGGATATCGTGCAGATTTCGACGGCGGGGGTAATCAGCCGGAAAGCCGGGACGGAGAACGCCAGCCCCAGCGCGCCATCGCCCGACGCGAACAATTTCAAACTTGCCGAGGTGTACAACCGCGTGGGGCAGACCTCGGTGAGGGACACCGACGACGCGAGCAACGGCTATATCACGAATAACGGAGCACACATTTAATGAAACGACGCATCCAATACCTGACCGTGGCCTTCATGGCGATCTGCACGTGCGCGTTCACGCTTTCGAACTATCGCGAGGTTCCCGGTTCATTCTTGATACCGGGCGACCTGATCCTGAAAGAGCGGGCCGACCATGCGCAGACCCCGATCGCGGGGTTTGGGTACCTGTGGGTGAAGAACACGGTGCCTTCGACGCTGATTTTTACGGACGATACCGGGGGCGACACGACACTGGGCGCGGGGGGTGGTGGCGGCATCACGGCGTTGACAGGGGACGTGACCGCGAGCGGATCGGGCAGCGTGGCGGCGACGATTGCGGCGGGGGCGGTGGACATCGCCATGCTGAGCGCCACGGGCACGCCCTCGGGTACGACGTACCTTCGCGGGGACAACACGTGGGCGACTCCGGCGGGCGGCGGCGATGCGCTGGTGGCGAATCCACTGTCGCAGTTTGCCGCCACTACGAGCAGCCAGCTTGCCGGAGTTATTTCCGACGAGACTGGGACTGGGGCGCTGGTGTTCGGCACTTCGCCCAGCTTTACGACTCCGGCGCTTGGTACGCCGTCTTCCGCGACCTTGACCAATGCTACAGGGCTTCCGATCTCCGGGCTGGCCTCGGGGAACTCGGCGGCGTTGCTGGCTGTGCTGAGCGATGAGACGGGGACGGGCGCGGCGGTATTTGGGACGAGTCCCACACTGACTACGCCGAACCTTGGAACGCCCAGCGCGGGCGTGTTGACCAACGCCACGGGCCTGCCTATTGCGGCGGGCCTGGCGGCGGGCAACAGTGCGGACCTCGCGGGGCGGCTGAGCGATGAAACCGGGACCGGGGCCTTTGTGCTGGCGAATTCGCCCACGCTTGTGACGCCCGCGCTCGGGACTCCGGCGTCTGGTGTGCTCACGAACGCGACCGGACTCCCGATTGCCGCTGGTCTCGCGGTGGGGACTTCTTCCGATTTGGCTGGGCGGATCTCTGATGAGACCGGCAGCGGCGCGCTGGTGCTTGCGACGAGTCCGACCTTCACCACGCCTGCCCTGGGCACGCCCTCGGCCTTGGTGTTGACCAATGCAACGGGATTACCCGTGGCGGGTGGCGGTACGGGCCAGAGCACGCTGGGCGATGCGGGGGTGGTCATCGGCAACGGCACCAGCGGCGTGAACGTGACCGGCGCGGGCACGGCTGGGCAGGTATTGACCAGCGGCGGCGCGGGGGTTGACCCGACTTTTCAGGCGGCTCCGGTTACGCTGACGAATACGGCGACACTGACCAATAAGCGGATCTCCGCGCGGACCGGGACGACGACCAGCAGCGCGACACCCACGATCAATACCGACAATTACGACCTGTACATCATCACGGCACAGGCGGCGGACATTACCTCGATGACCAGCGGCCTGAGCGGCACGCCTGCGACGGGGGACTACATAGACATCTGGATCACGGGGACGGGCGCGCGTGCGATTACGTGGGGCGCTTCGTGGGCCAGCGGTGCGGCGACTCTGCCGACGACGACGATCACAACGAAAACTTTGTACACGCGGGCCGTATGGGACGGCTCGGTTTGGCGCTGCATGGCTACCGGCAGCAACCCTTAAGGAACACGACATGAAATACCTGATTCTAATTCTGGCCTGCCTTCCGGCGATGGCCGACACCCTGGAAGACCGACGCGCTGAGATTGCTGCGGCCCCCGGCGTGCTCACTGCGATCATCCAGTCTGACGCCCAGGGGGAGCCGCTGACCGCGCCCGTGGCGGCACTGAAAACGCCCGAGGGTGTGATTGACCTGTTCCCCGGCTACGTGGTGGCGCGGATCAGCTACCTCTACCAGGACGGCGACGTGATCGCCGATAACACGGTGGCCGTGATCCAGAACACGAGCACGCTGGAAACTTCTTGGCAGACGCGGCCCCCGCTGGTGCTTGCCGTGGACACCAAGCCCGAACCCATTGACGAGGTGGCGCCCATCATTTCGGCTATCGAGACCACGCAGAGCGTGAAGATCGTGAAGTACTCCATTGCCTACTACGACGGGTATGCCGACGTGGACGCGGCTATCGAGTCGGCGGGCAAACTCCGGGACGCGCGGTACTACGTGGGAACGGATGACAAGGGCGCGCTGGTGGTGAAGCCCTACGACACGGCGGCGGCGGTGAGCGCTGAGGCGGTGAAATAATGAAGCGCTGGCTGATTCTATTCGCGGCGCTGCTGCTGCCCTGGGCGGCGGTGGCCACGTGCTCCGACTGTGCGGGGTCGGCGGGCTACGTGGTAATCACTGTGGACGCGGCGCAAGTGGAAGAGGCGACTGCATACGCGCCGTTCTACTTGTCCGACATGCCCGGCGATTTCCACTCGGCCATGGACGCGGTATCGGACACGACGGGCGAATCGATCCGGGTGACGACGGCGGACGGCTCTACGGAGTGCGCCATCTACGTGGTGGACGTGGACACCGGGACCGATACGGGCATGGTGCTCTTCGAGACCATCGGCCTGTCGGCGAGCGTGGACACGGATTATCGTGTCTACGTGGGTAATGCCAGCGCGACGATGTACGCCGCGACGGACACCTACGGCCAGTACAACGTGTTCCCGTCTTCGGTCACGATGTTTTACCCGTTGTGCGGCGCGAACCCCTTGAACAACGCGGCGCAGAATGCGTATCACCTGACCGCGAGCGGGTCGCCCAGCACGAGTAGCGGTTCCCCGACCGAGGGCGCGGAGTCGTACCTGTTTTCGGGCAGCGCACAGTACCTCTATTCGGCAACGACACCTACCACCGATTGGCCGGTGGCTATCTCGGGCTGGTTCAACTCAGACTCGATTACGCTATCACAGACCATCGCGGCGCTTGCCAATAATGGCGCATCAGACAACTACGCGGTGCTCGAAGCCGCTGGCGCGGTTGCCAGCGATCCGATTCGTTGGCGGTCTTACGGCGACGGCGGCAATGAGCGCATTGCAGTCAGCAGCGCGGGCTACAGCGCAGACACGTGGATGTTCGCCCAGGGTGGCTACGACGGGAACAATGGCACCGCGCGAATCTCCGGGGCCAATACCGGCACACAGACGCTCGATCCGGCGTCTGCTGACTGGACTCACATCAGCATCGGCGTGGCGCGGCGGTCGAGCCTGACGAACTATTTCGACGGCGAGATCTCGCTCGTGGAATACAGCAACGTGGCCCGGAGCGCGAATTACGCACTGACGATGTACCACGCGTTTTACTCGGGGACGACGTTTTACACGGCGGGCGCTTGGAACGCTGCAGGCGGCGGCACGGAGACCGGGAGTTTCTTCTTTGGCTGAGCACGGGGAGATAGCCGGATGGATGGCGGCGGCGGTGGCGTTCCTGGGGGCGTTGGGGGCGGCGATGAAATTCTGGAACAAACCGGCCCCCGCGCCGGAGAAAGGCAACGATATGGGCGCATTATTGCAGCGCGTGGCCAAATTGGAGCAGCGAGAGGATGCAGCCGAGACAGCACGAAAAGAGCAGCGAGAGGATTTTGGGACAGCACGAAAAGAGCAGCGAGAGGATTTTGGGACAGTGTTCGCGAAGCTGGATGAACTGACAGAACTCGTGGCACGCATGGACGGAAAACTGGGCGCGCGAGGTGGACGATGAACGCAACGACACTACTCAAAATATGCCGCGAGTGTGGGCATGGCGTTTACGGCTCGCGCGCACCCTCGCCCGCGTACGGCGAGGCCGTGGCGCGCCTGCTCATGGGCACGGCGGCGGCGGAGTCGCTATTGGTTCACCGTCGGCAGCGCGGTTTCTCGCTTGACCGGCTTGATGGCGCGTGGGGGCTGTGGCAAACGGAGCAAGGGGCAGTGGGCGATAGTATCGGGTACTTGCGGCGCAGGGCCGACGTACTGCGGAACGCCAGCCGCTTTGTCTACGGCAACGAGGGCGAGCTGAAGGCTGTGCTCACGATGGGCACCCAGGGGCTGCTGAAGCTGATACACGATGACGACCGCGTGGCCTGTCTCTTCGCGAGGCTGCATTATCTGCGCGTTGCTGAGGCGGTGCCCGAAGACCTGCGCGGCCAAGCGGGCTACTGGAAAAAGTACTACAACACGCGCCTCGGGAAAGGCACGATTGAGGGCTACATGGATAAGTGGCGCGCCCTCGTGGATCCCGCGCTATGAATCTGCACTGTGGTGATTGCCTCGACGTAATGCGCGAGCTGGCTGATAACAGCGTGGACCTCGTGCTGACCGACCCGCCGTACGGCCTGTCCTTTATGGGCAAGAAGTGGGACTACGACGTGCCGAGTGTGGAAATATGGGCAGAGGCCCTGCGCGTGCTGAAGCCCGGCGGGCACCTGCTGGCCTTCGCTGGTACGCGCACGCAGCACCGGATGGCGTGTCGGATTGAAGACGCGGGCTTCGAGATACGGGACATGTTGGCGTGGCTGTACGGGAGCGGGTTTCCGAAGTCGCTGGATGTGTCGAAAGCGATAGACAAGGCGGCGGGCGCGGAGCGTGAGGTGGTTGGGAGTTGGAAGCCAACAGGCACTGCCCCCCCATCAATTCATGGATCGCACAGTGCTGCAAAAACAACATCCGATTGCGGATACGAGCCGGATATAGAAGCACGCATCAACATCACAGCCCCCGCAACCGACGCGGCGCGCGAGTGGGCGGGCTACGGCACGGCGCTGAAGCCCGCGCTGGAACCCATCACCATGGCGCGCAAGCCGCTGGTGGGCACCGTGGCTGCGAACGTGCTGGAGTACGGCACGGGCGCGCTGAATATCGACGCCTGCCGGGTGGAAGGTGCGCCGAGCGGGCTGAAGCCATATGTTAGCTCTACAACGCCGCAAGTTTACGCGCTGGGTATGGCAAAGGCTGGACGTGATGTCACATTCACCGATCACCCGTCTGGCCGCTGGCCCGCGAACCTGATTCACGACGGCAGCGAGGAGGCCACCGCGCCGCTTGCCGCCGCAGCCCGCTACTTCTACTGCGCCAAGGCCAGCAAGCGGGAGCGTGATGCCGGATGCGAGGGGATGGCGGCACGCATGAGCATGAGGTATGGCGAGAGGGCCCAAGGCCCGTTGCCACAACAAAAACCCAGCAAGCCTGTGGCCCAAAAAAACCACCACCCGACCGTGAAGCCCATCGCACTCATGGAGCACCTCGTCAAGCTCGCCAGCCGCCCCGCCGCCATCGTCCTCGATCCATTCATGGGCAGTGGCACGACCGGCATCGCCTGCCGCAATCTCGGGCGCGATTTCATCGGCATCGAGCGCGACGCTGAATATTTCGAGATCGCCCGCAATCGCATCCAGCATACACCCAAGCAGTTAGAGATACCGGCATGAACCCCGTGCGCTGGTATCACCGGCCTGAATTTGAATTAACCCTGATCCTGGCACTCCTCGCCCTGTGCGCGTGGCTGTGGCGGGATCGTATTTAGGAGTACGAAGCATGGCAAAGGTACGGAAGCGGACCACCGCGAAGAAAGCATTTCAATCCTTCCTGATGTACAGCGTGGCGGTCGGTGGCGCGCTTACGCAGGTGGAGATTCCCGAGGGCGACATGTCCGACAAGGCACTGCTTACTGTGGGCGTCGGTGTGCTGGCCGCCGTGATTCGTGCCGTGAACAACGTGCGGAAGACGCGGAAGGCCCCAGCGAGACCAGCGACCTATCCGAATTACCGGAACCTCACGGCGGCTCTGCTCATGGCCCTCTCCCTCGGGCTGGCGGGCTGCGTGGCCACACAAGGCACGGACGGCTCCTGGACGGTCGAGGTTGACCGGAGCGCGCTGGATGATGCGTGGGACCGCTACGAGGCCATGGAGCGGCGTCAGACGGACCTGGAGCGCGAACGGGAACAGGCGAGCCCTGAGCGGGCGAAGGCGATTACGCGGGAACTGGAGGCCCTGGATCCGGAGGTGCGGGAGTTGGCCGAGGTGCTTGGGGTGGATTTGCCGCCACCAAGGCGGTAAAATGCCAAGATTCTGCCAAGGCGATCAGAATAACCTTTATTTACAATGGTCCTCGCTGGATTGTGGATCCAGAGGTCGCGGGTTCGATCCCCACTCCAGGTACCATTGAAAAACGCCCCTTTCGGCTTAAACACAAGCTGAAAGGGGCTTTTTCTGTTCTTGGCAATTGCCTTTGGTTGCCGTGGAATGCCTTACGTTTCCGTTCAGGATGCCGAGATTCTGCCAAGAAGTCCGCGAGATTCAGCCAAGAAATCCAGTGTGCTTTTCGTGGGGCTTGACTTTCTTAATTCATCATGATACAATAATGACAGTTAAGGCAACCGCCGGGAACGGCAGGGAGAAGGAAGATGAAAGGCTGGACGGTCCTCGGAATCGAAGAGAGTGACGGCGAACGCTGTGAATGCTGTGGCACCCGCTGCCCGAAGCGCCGCATTGTACTGAGTGACGGGGCTAATGACTACCGCTATGGAACAAACTGCGCCGCGATCAAACTTCACGGCAGCAAGACCCACCTCAGTGTTGACAAGGTGCTTCGCAAGGCCAAAGCCGAGAGCTACGTGAACCGGCAAATTGCGAAGTTCGGAAAGGCCGAGGATGTGCTTCGCCGAATCGCGGATACCGTGACAAGTTACTACGTGCCGTGTTGGGTTGAGTCCGGCGAAATCAGGATGGCATGACATGAAGGAGCGTGAGATAGAAAACCTTGTGATTTGCCACAAGGACATGTTGGCCGCGAAGCTGGCCCAATGCCAAAACGACTACGAACGATTCTTTGAGACGCAGATGGCATACAACTTCCTTTGCGATAGGCTTCTCGGGAAAATCTAGCAACCCGCCCGGCCTCGCGAGGGGCCGGGCAAGACGAAGGAGAGAGCATGATGCACAATTCAGCACTGATACCAAATGCCGTGCGCGTGCAGTGGCATGACGAAAACGATATCTTCGATTCAAAGGTATTCACCGACTTGACCCGCGCTGGCGAGTTTTTCAAACAACTGCGCAGTCAGGGGTACCGCGTGTCCGAAGTCCCGCTTTTCAACTACCAGCAGGACGCTGACTAATCCCCACACGGGCAGGAGACACAGAATGAAACTGGTGATCGAACTGGACATCACGTCGGACATCATAGAAGACTTCGACGACGTAGCCGACAGAATGGAGTGGCTGATGCAACACTTTGACTATTGCTGGCGTAACGATATTGGGTTATCGACCGGCGCCGAAGGCGTTATTTCTGACAAAGACGGCAACGAGACAGGCAAGTGGGAGATCGTGGCATGACCCAAGCAGAGAAAACCGAGGCGGTGATACTGGAGGCCAAGTCGCCCCGCAAGCGCGCCCCTGGCGGAGGCCGCAAGCCACTCGCCGCGCCCGACGATCCGACAGAGCGGCAAGACGTAACAATGCCCGCATCGTACTGGGCCAAGGCGCGCGAACTGGGCGACGGCAACGCGAGCGCCGGGATACGGGTGGCGCTGGACCGGGTAGAGGACACGTGATGGATAACCGAGTGACGATCTACTCCTCCGCAGCACTGGCAGTGGCGGCAAGAGTCGCTGTTTGTAAATTTTGTTGACAAACGGCGACTGGTCGTCTATCATTTGCTTATCACTTGATTCTCTTAATGATTTAAGCGAAAGGCACACGATGACCCCAGGACAAAACATTAAAGCCCTCATGGACGCGAAGGGATGGACGCCAGAACGTCTTGCTGTCGCCACCCAAGAGGCGGGAGAGCCCTTAACGGTCCCGGCGATCAAGCAGTGGCTAACGGGCCGCAATGGGCCGAGCGGGCAATCCGTAGTGGCGCTTGCGAAGGCGTTGGGCTGCTCGACAGATGACATTCTCCTCGGCGGTCACAACCGTTACGCCATCTGCACGAAGCACGGCGTGCCGTTCGAGACTGTGGACACGGACCTCGCCGGGAAGTTGGACGCGGTAATGCAGCACGCTATTCCGGCACTACTGGACCTGTGCTACTGCGAAGAGACCGAAGAGGATGAGCAGTGCGAGTACTGCGAACGTATTGCCAATTTTCGCGCCATCCTGGAGCCCACGCCATGAACAAGATCGGCAACGAAATGCGCGCCATGCTTCGCGGGACCGGAAAGCGCGCGTACTTGGTGCAGTTCACTGAACTGGAAGACCCGACCGACCCGTCATCTGCTCGCGTGACTTGCTATGAACCCGAGGCCGCACCGAGCGCGGAGGAATGCGCCGAACTGGTGCCCACGCTGGGCTGGTGGCGGAAGATGGTCGTTGCCGGTCGGCAGCCGGAGATCGAACAGATCTGGTGTGCGCCGGGCAGTTAGCTTTCCCACTCCAGGGCCGCGACACCACATGGCCCTGAACGCGGCGGGTTTGCTCCCGCTTCCCGCCGCAACTTTTTCAATCTCAACAGCGAAGGAAAGACCCAATGCGACGTAGACGCGGACGAATCTCGAACACGAAACCAAGAGCCAACTGCCTGAAGCGCGGCCACAATGGAGGGCTTGAGCGGGGCATAAAGCACGGCGACGACAATGGGACGCGTACCAAGAAGATGACGGGCAGTATCGGCGGCGGAAGTCCGAAGCGCGCGGCGTAGCTTTTTGCTTTCACGAGGCCACTGGGATGCGGGACGCGTCCGGCCCGAGAGCACGCCAGTCTGAGCGTCATCAGGCACACAGTTGAATCGCCGGTCGGGATGTTCGGAAAAGGCTTCCCGACCGGCAGTAAATTCGAACCCTATGGATGGGTTGGGACCATCCGCGATTGATAGAGAGGCAAGGTTGCCGACGAAGGCCCGTGGCGGGGCATTGGGACAAGCCAGGAGGGTAACGCCATGAAGATGTAGCACGGAAACTGAAAGGTATAAGGCGAGTTGCCCCGGCCTGCGTCTACTCGGGCCGGGGCAAAGGAATCAACCATGAGAGGAAAGAGAACAATGAAGAAAGCAGTTTTGGTTACAACGGAGCATCGCGGGGTATTTTTCGGCTACGTCGCCGAGGATCAGGACATGGCCGCCCGAACTATGGGTATCGACGGGGCCCGGTGCGCGATCTACTGGGCGACGAAAACGGGCATCGCGGAACTGGCGGCAGTCGGCCCGAACAGCAACAGCCGGGTGGGCAGTCGCGCGAACATCGTAGCGCTTCACGACATCACGGCTGTGTGGGAGTGCTCGCCGGAAGCTGTCTCCGCGTGGGAAGCCGCGTAATGATGATCACGCGTGACGACCTGATTCGCAGTGGTGCATGCACCGAAGGCGTGCGGGAGTGGTGCGGTCGATACGCACCCACCGCGACAGCCCTTCCCGTCGCTGCTGCCATGGCGTTGTCGTCGTCGAGTTCGGACCAAGAACTGATTGCCCGAGCAGCAGGATTGACCGGCGACGGCTCCGGCTACGGCTCCGGCTCCGGCTCCGGCTACGGCTCCGGCTACGGCGACGGCTCCGGCTCCGGCTACGGCTACGGCGACGGCTCCGGCGTCGGAACCGCCTACAGCCACAGCTCTGGCCACAGCCCCGTCTCCGGCAAAGATCGCGGCAACGTCGGCTGCCGCCACCACGTCGACCGGCGAGGTCGCAGCTACCTCCCCGGGA